CGCGCCTGGCATCGACAGGAACATCATGCCGCCCTCAGATAACTGGTATCTCTCGGCACGGTCGGGGAAGTTCGATTTGCTGGTGTTCATCCGGACTCGCAGCAAGACGATCGCTGCCGCCACGATTTTCGGATGCGGCCGATCGTGACCGTGTTCGATGCCGAGTGTGACGATCGCATGTTCAGGCCATGATCCGGCGAGGAGTGAGATTTCGCCGGAGCGTTCAAGGCGTAGGCCAGCGATCTCGGATTCTGTGAGGGCACGTGTGTTGGTGCCGTAGTTGATGGTTGCCCATCGGACGCGTCGTGGCATTGCTGGCCCGACGAGTTCGCTTGTGCCGTTGCCTTCGATTTGTACGACTGTGAAGCGGGGCACGAATGCCACGTCAGCGCACCATTCGATCTCCGACTCGACCTGTGCTCGTGCCTCGATCAGTCGCGCGGTGTCATATCCGGCAGTGTCTTTCAACGCAGAATCTTGAGCGCGGGCCTGTGCGGCAGTGAAGTAGTAGCCGCCAACGATTGCGACCGAGGTCGATTGTGTGACGCTGCCGGCGGTCCAGTTGACGGTGAGTAGGTCGAGGTCTGCCGTGTGGGCTGCCGTGAGAGGAAATGCCCATGACGACTCGGAACCGGAAGCTGTGCCGGTGGTGACTGGGGTGCCGTCAGCACGCGTGACGGTGACCTGTGGGGTCGTCGGGGGTGTGGTGGGTTCTCCGTCTGCTCCTGCCCACGAGATGGTGAGAGTGGCAGCGGACCCCCGCAGAATCTGTTGGTCAGCTGCCGCCCACGTCATTGCGCTTTACGACCCCGTGGTGGTTTCGTCGAAGCGTTCTCAGCCTCGTCGAGATCTACTACCGCTGCTTCGCCGTCAGCGTCAGCGTCGCCAGCTTCAGGCTCAACGCCGTCAGCGTCAGCGTCGCCATCAGCGTCAGTTGCGACAGCAACACCGATAGCGACCAGAGTCGCAGCCTCATCAGCAGACACTTCAAGTGTGTCTCCACGTTCAGGCCAATCCACACCGTTACGCGTCCCACTCACTCGCGTGAGCATCTTCACTATTGCCATTGGTCCTCCTCTATCCGAATGGAAACGAGAAGTGGTGGGCGCCCGGAGACACCCACCACATCATCGGTTTGGTTACGACGCAGCCCCAACGAAGACCTTCACGGCCCCAGTTGTGTCGACCAGGTCGCCGTCACCGCGCAGGATTGCACGAAACGTGACAAGGTCGTTCTGGAATGCGAACTCGTCGGAACGTTCGAATCGGAACCCGCCAGCCAGGCGCACGTAGTACTGCGAGATGTCGCCGAACAGGACCGACTTCGCGTCGAGTGCCGTGGCCGCAACGTTCGGGTCCGTGTACACGGGCTTGCCGAGCAATGCGTCTGGTGCACCAACTTGGTACGACGGCTGCCAGAGGTACTGGTCGTTGAGGTCTTTCAACTTGCGGACCTGAGCAAGCGTCGCGTCACGCATGATCCATGCGCAGCTCGTCGAGTTGCGGTACGGAGCGATGACAGCGAAGTACAGGTCGATCAGGTTGTCGGCCGTGAACCCACCGGTCACACCAGTACCGCCGGTCACACCGGTTGTTGCAGCGGTCACGATGCCGTTCGGCTGCGACGACCCTGACCCTGTGACGAGGTGTGTTCCGAGAGCGTTGCCACACGCACGACCCGCCTGCATCGCCAAATAACCGAGCAAGTCGACTGACGTGTCAGTGACAAGTTCGGTGCTGACCTGCACGCTGATCGCGTACTTGTAGGCGTCGAGGGCGACCTGGCCGAACGCCGGGTCGGACTCGGTGAGCGTACCGGCCTCAGCAATCAGCGCAGCGGTGGAATGCGACGTGGTCTTCGGCACCTGAATCTGCTCGCCTGAAGTGGTTTGCAGCACGGTCGGACCAGCATTCAGCACACCAGACACTTCGATCATGTGAGCGACGAGCTTGTCGTGGAACGAAGTCTTGACCGTGTTCGCACCTGCACCGGCCGACAGCTTCGACAGGTCACGAGCTTCAGCGAAAGACCGTGAACCCTTCGGGCTGACATTCAAGCTGCGGGTTTCACCAGCAAGGAACTTGCGAACCTCAGCGGCTTCGCCATCCTCAACGGTACCGTCACCGTCACTCTTACGCTCGTCAACGCCGAACGGTTTCAGGCTTGCTTCGAGATCCCGTGAACGCTGTTCAGCGTCGACGAGGGCCTTCACTCGGACATCGAGCGCATCAATGTCGCTGTTGGCCTTGTCCCAAGCAGCTTGGTCTTCGGCGGTCAGGGTGCCGTCGGCACCGTCAGCGATGGATCGTTCGTTGATTTCTTTGGCAGCTTCCCAAGCGCGCGCACGCGTTTCGATCAGCTGTTCGATAAGTGCAGTCATGAGTTCCTCCTAGGAACGATGAGAGAAGTGTGGGAAATGGGTGCCGTGGCTCGGCGGTTACACGCGGGATGATCGTGCGAGTTGCAACGATCGGGCGCGGTACGCGTAGAGACCTGACGTGTTGCTCACCTCATGGGTCTCTGATGCGGCCGGTTCGGTCGTGCCCGGCACGAACGACCGCAGTTCGTTACGGCCAGCGGCAGCAACGAGAACATCGACAGGTTTCCCTGTCGTCAAAGAAAGTGACCGGACCGCAGCAGCGACCCCCTCACCTTTCGTGGCCTTGTAGGCAGGCATCGCAACCGGACCAACGTCATACAGGTCTGACAGGCGCGTCAGGGTGCGGAGCGGGAAACCTTGTTCAGTTTGCGACCAGCTATCACCGTTCTCGGCGATGCGGAACGAGAACGAACTTCCAGGCATTTTCCCTGACCGGATCTTCGCCGCCGCTGATACAGCCGTCGGGTCCGTCATGTCCAGATTCATCTCGTACCGCAACCCGACTTCATCGACCGTCAACGTCAACGTTGACGAGTCGGTTGTTGCCAGCAGTTGGTTCATGTCGTGGTTCACGAGACCGACCACATCGTTCGACAGGACCTCGTCGAATGCGCCCCGAGCGATGACTTCAACGAACCCGCCAAGGTTCTGTGAGTACACGTCGAACAGGGCCGCGTAACCAGTCAGCGTCGCTGACGTGCCGTCGTTGCTCGCTCGGAGTTCAGGTGCGGAGCATCGTTTGTAGGATCGGGTTTCACGCATCAGGGTGTTCCCTTCTGGTTGGCGTCGTGGCGGTCACTCGTGCGGCGAGCACATCGCCACTGTCAACAGTCGAAAGTTCTTCGATCTGGCGTACCTCGTTCAGTGTGAGGAACGGACGGGCTGGGTCGAGGCCGAGAGCATGCGCCTGGTATCTGGTCATCAGGTCGGAGCGCAGCAACGCGCCTGTGTTGAACCGCACATATTGCGGGCGCGGTAACTGAGCGGAAAGCACTTCTTGCAATACCGCCAGGTCGTAGTTCAACGATGTGACCATGAAGTCGGCGAGCCGCTGGTCACGATTCGCATACGTCACAGAACTGCCCGAGCTTGCGACACCAATCATTTCGGGAGGCACACCGAACGCCATCGCAATGTCGGCCTTGTTCGCTTGCGAGGTTTCTAAGAATTGTGATTCGTTCGCTGGAGTTTGAATGCGTTCGATGTCGACGGCTTTGGAAAGAACAGCGACACCGCCACCTTTACCAACCGCTTGCTTCCAAGCGTCCTTCAGGCGCCGGCCACCTTCCTCACCAACATCCGTAGTAGCTGGCGTGCGAAGAATCACTGACGGATGCGCACCTTCAGCGAACCAACGGCGACCAAACTCCTGCGCCCGTTTGCCAAGCTCAACAAGCCCGTTCCGTTCCAACGGCGCAATACCCATACATGACCCTGGCGTGACGAACATCGCAACATGAATCACATCAGCGGAATCGAGTAGCCGCTGGTTGTACGTGTACGTAGGTAGCGTGCCAGGTATCGGCTCGGCAACGACCATGTGCGACGGGTCAAGCCATGCGATCTGTGTCGGATAACCAACACGATCACGCGACACGACCAACCCGTACGCGTTCCCCCAAACATCCAACGAGATCGAAAGTTGCGCCATCCACACCGGCCGCGTTATCGCCGCGTGAGGCGAAACAATCAGCGTCGGTTGTGTCGCGAGTTTCACAGCGCCAGTCGGAGTGTCTCGGTAGGCGTTGAAAGGAATCTGCCCGAGCAGCCGCGAACGCAAACCCACACATGCACGCACCGCAGCGAGACTCAACGTGTCCTGAGTCGCACCCAAGACTTTCGCCCAGTCACCCCCCGAACCCCACACGTCCTGATACGAAATAGACCGTGCCTCGGAACGGCGAGCGAACAGGCTCACTGGTTACCTTGCCAAGCACCAACAACAACCAGCACGACACCTGCGACGATGACGGCTACGGGAACGCTGACCATCCAAAGGCCACCAACAATCGCCGTGAAACCAGCGACTTCCACGAGAGTTGTAACAACTTGCTTCATTGCAACTCCCCAGGCTCAGTAGGCATACACGAGCTCGTTCCGTGCCGGATCACCACACGCAGCAAACGCGAACGTGCACGCAACCAACGGCGAAATATCAACCTGCGAAGACACACGAGACCACGCCCACGACTCACCAACAGTGCGAGTCGAAGCACCAGCCACAGCAGCATCCAACGGACCCTGACCGATATGCACAAGACGACCGTTCAACACGGCATCCTGGAAACCAGCGCATCCACGCGTGATTTCCAAGCCACCAAATTCAACGACCTCCACCCCAGCACTCACAAGCTCGTCAAGACATCCACCGGCCGGTGACCGCGGATCCAACACGATCGGCAAGTCCCACCTGACCGACAACTCCGCCGCCCGTGCCGTCACCCACGCCGTCCCCTCACGACGATCAACAACCTCAACATGCACACGATCATCCTCAGTGTGCCCAGCCACAGCGAACGACGCCCACGACCGTTCCGGCGACACATCCAAAGCAATCGCACCCG